GGTAAAGATTTCAACTTATCTAACATTATAGGAGCGGCAGGAGAAGCGGGTCAGAAAGCTCTACCATTGTTTGAGAAAGCAAAAGCAGATGCTAGAGCGGGTCAAGTTGCTGCTGGTAAGTATGCTTTACAAGAAACTAAAGCTGATAAAGTTGCTGCTTTAGCAACAGCTAAAGAAAAAAGAGCAGCTTTAGCAGCTCTTGGAAAAGAATTTAGAGATGAAAATTCTAAGAGACGACTTGAATATCTGAAACACAAAAATAATATGGATATTAAGTTACTTGAATATGATATGAAGCCCATAGATGCAAAAGGTAAAGTAACCACACAAACATTAGAGGGTAATAATTTTCTTAAAGTAGATACTGCTTTTGTTACTGGATCAAGAAACAGAGTATTCTTAGCACCAGTTCAACAAGCAGAAAAACATGCTAATCAATATGTTGGTTTATTAGAAGCAAAAGGAAGTATTAGAAAAGTACAAGATTTATTAGTTGAATTAGGCAAAAAAGATGCTCCAACTGCTTTAGAGTTAATAAAAGATAGAGTAGTAAGTGTTCTTAAACCACTTGGTATCGGTGATACTGATTATTCACAAGGAATTGAACAAATTATAAAAGAAGGAACTAGCCCAGAACAAAAAATAGAAGCAATTCAAGCAAGATTAATTTCTCAATATAAAAAGTTTTTAACAAAAGAAACAGGTAATGGTGTTTCTGAAGGTGATATTGAACGATTACAACAATTGATTGGTGAAATTAAAGTTGGACAACCAATAGCCGCAAATATTAGTAGATTAAAAGAACTTGAGACCATATTTGATGCTCCACAAAGAGCGATAGAAAGCCAGTTTAATTCATTTGGAAGACGAGAAAATTATAGAAATGATGATGAATATAATAAAACTATGTCCATTATCAACAAAGCTATATCAACGGGAACAGATGATTTATATTCTTCTAGTATTAAAGATGGTGTATTTACAATTGATTTAAGAAAGAAATAAATTATGGGTAAAGTACAATTAAACACGCCTGAAGGAACTATCAACATACTTATTGAAGGTGATGAGCCTAATGTTGAAGAAAGAATAAAAATAGCCAACATATTAAGAGATAGAAGAGCTGGAAAAGATGTTAGTGGAGAGCCTTCTGGAGAAGATAAGTTAGAACAATTGTTCGATACCAACACAGGAATTAAGAGTGCTTCTTTGCGATCTGCTTTGTCAGCAGCCGAAAATAGAGATGAAGAAGCAGCTATATTAGCTAAATTTGATATAGGCGAAGACGAATATGTGCGTGACAAGCGTGGTAGATTGGCTCTTACACCTGAAGGTGCAGCTAAGTTTGGGCAAGAAACAGATAAAAATATACTCATAGATGAAGATGGATTTAGTCGTTATGATTTAGCTGATCTTGCAGGTATAGCACCAGAGCTTATAGGTGCAGTTGGTGGAGCTATAGCAGGGCAAGTCGCTATACCTATTCCTGTTCTTGGAGCAGCTATAGGTGCTGGAATAGGAGCTGGAACAGGTCAAGGAGTAGAAGAAATTGTTGAAGCTGCAGCTGGTGTGTCAAAACAATCAGCGGGAGATATAGCTAAAGACATAGCTACTGAAGCAGCCATAGGCTTTGTTGGAGATGGATTGTTCGGATTACTTGGTAAGGCATTTGGTGTTGGTAAAAAATCATTGCAAGCTGGTAAAGAATTAACGTCTGAGGAACTTGAAACAGCAGCTAAATCAATAGATATGGGTATATTACCTACGCTATCAGCCATCAGAGCGCCATCAGTTATTGCAAGAGCGCAAGGCATTGGAGAAAAAATATTTAAGACATCTGAACGTTTAAAACAAAACAATGAAGTCATGTCTAAAAAAATAAATGAGTTTACTCAAATAAGCGGGTCTAGCACAGCAGACGAAGCTGGTGAGGCTTTATTACGAGGTTTAAAAGAAGATAATGCTGCTTTGCTTAAAGCAGAAGCTGAGGCAAGAAAAGCTGTGTTAAAACAATTTGAAGATACAGCTAATGCGTTTGCAAGTCCTGGTATGACAAGAAATCCTGACATAGATAATGAAATATTTGAACTTTTTACAAATGCACAAGAAAAATTTAACAGAAACATGACAAGAACATTTAAAGCTGTTGATGATCTTATGGGAGAACAACTTGGTTCAAAAAACTTTATTAATGTAAAAGATTTGCAGCCAAAAGTTTTAACAGCATTAGATAGTTTAAAAGGAGCAACTGGCAAGTCTTTTGAGGACGCTAAAGGACAGTTAAGTTTATTAAGATCATTAATAAAGCAAAGAGGTAATAAAGCATCTTTTAATCAATTGTATAACGCCAGAAAATCTACAAATGATTTAATTATGTCTGGTGATGCAACTGTAGGTAGAGTTTTAAAACCAATTCTAGACGACATAGATAATATTATGAGCCGTGAAAATTTAGAAATCACTGCTCAAGGTGCAAAATTAACTACTGATGAAGCAGCAATGCTTACTAAAGCTGGAGAACAATTAAAAAAAGCAAGAGCTGATTTTAAAGAAGGTAAAGATATACTCGAACAATTGCAAGGTAATACAGTATTAAAAAATTTAGAAGACTTTGTAAAAACAGGTGATAGGGATGCAAGACGTTTAGCTGTTGACCCTCAAATATTTAGAGATTTAATTAAACCAAATAGACCACAGTTTTTACAAGGGGCTATAAAAGTATTAGAAAAATTTGGTAAACCTAACGATGTTCTTAGATTTAGAGAAGAATTATCGAACAATTTTGTTAAAGATGCTTTAGCTAAATCAGGTATAGATTCTATGAGTCCTAAAGATTTTAGCGGTAAAGCATTTGCTGATGCTATTGATAGTTTGGGAACAAGCGGAGATGTTTTATTTGGTGGAGCGGATAAATATAATGGTATTAAGGCTTTAGCTAATCAAATAAGATTAACTTCCTTAAATAAAATGGATGACACTGTTATTAAAAATATTGTAGATCAAGGCGGTAGTGATACATTAAGAGGATTGTTAAATAGTGTTAAAAATGCACAAATTAATTTACATAATTTACAAGCCAGTAGCGTTAGGAACAAATTAGCCAATGGCAATCTTAATCCCACTGAAGCTGGTGAACTAATAGCAAATAGTTCTACAAAAGCCACAGATATAAATGATATACTTAATTATTTCAGAACACAAAATGATGAAGAATCAATAAAGAAAATTCAAGGTTATTTTATGAACAGTCTTATTAAAGACTTTGGTGAAACTGTTATGACAGATAGTAAAAAATTGGGTAAGTTTGCTGATCGTATGTTAGAAGCCTCAAGGGGTGGTAAATTAAATGAGCTTTACGGTGATAGAATGGGTAAAGACATGACAGAGTTTGCTAAGATATTAAAGTTTAACGCAAGAACTGCTGAAGGTGGTGATCTTGTAGCTGCTAATATAGCCGCTAGTCCTCTACAAAATTTAGGCAAATTAGCAAAGTTTACTGTGTTGGGCAGGTTCTTAACATCAGCTCCTTATTATAGTCAGATAGTAAAACAATATAAAAATGGTGTAAGAATTGCAAAGACAGACGCAGAAAGGGCTATGACACTAGGACAAGTTATAAGAAACTTTATGTCACAAGCTCCTGGTCAAATGTTTCAAGAAGGCGTAAATGAAGGAGCGGATCAAATAGAAGCTCTTGCAGATAACTACGGGGTTACTTCTGCAATTAAAAATACGGCTAATCAAGTCCGAACAAATGTTCAGAATCAAACGCCAGCAGGTACAGGAATAAACGTAACTCCACCCGCAGCTAATACAGGATTAGGAGCAATCAACGTAAATTCACCAGGCACAGGACAATTATTAGGTCTAAGTCCTATAAATCAAGCAATAGCAGCAAGGCAAACACCATGAACATAAACGAATTAAGAGAAGAATTAAAAGAAGATGAAGGTTGTAAATACGAAATATACCTTGATCATTTAGGATTACCTACATTTGGTATAGGACATTTAGTTACTGAATGGGATGAAGAATATGGAAAGCCAGTAGGTACACCAGTATCAGAAGAAAGAGTTAATAACTGCTTTAAAGTAGATGTTGAAGGAACAATATCAGAGTGCAAAAAATTATTTAATAACTTTGATGATTTGCCAGAAGAAGTTCAAAAAATATGTGCGAACATGATGTTTAATATGGGTCGTCCTCGTTTATCTGGATTTAAGAAATTTTGCGCTGCTATAGCTGATGAAGATTGGTTAGAATGTGCTGTGCAAATGGAAGATTCAAGATGGCACAAACAAGTCACTAATCGTGCAAATCGTTTAATAAAAAGAATGGAAGCTGTAGGTGTTAAAGAACAAATTGCTTAATTATTTAAAGTTCCTAGACCTAAACGAGTAACATTATCTTCTTCTTTAAATCTATTTGAATAATCTTTATCTACCCATATACTAATTTGTTGACGTACATTACGTCTTTCATCTTCACATATACGTTTTAATTTATAATAAGTATCAGTATCTATACCAATGGACTTGAATTTTTTTGGATCTGCCATTACAATAACTCCCATGTATAACAATAATAAACGAATTATAACCCGAAAAGTTGGGAAACCCAACAAGTATTTCGCAAAAAAAACAGTCGCAATGGGTCTAAAGTTTGATTCAAGATGGGAAGCAGAGCGTTGGGGTCAATTAAAAGCTATGGAAAGAGCTGGTGTTGTTGAACAATTAGAAAGACAAGTTAAGTACGAATTAAAAATTAATGATGTAAAAATATGTAATTACATTGCCGACTTTACATATTTATTAATAGAAGAAGATGGATCATCTAGATTCATAGTTGAAGACGCTAAAGGTGTTCTTACGCCTGAGTTTAGGTTAAAGAAAAAACTTATGCTCGCCATACACAATATAGATATTTTGTTAAGTTTTAAAAAAAAATGATAGATCAAGTATTGACTTTATTGTAACTAGTGCTATATATGAAGTTCTAGCGTAAATATAAAGGAGGTCAATTATGACATCATTCGCAACTTATTTTGAGATGGCTGAGTCAAAACTCATCGAATCTCGAAAGTCTCTTGAAAAAGAGATGGAGTCTTTAAAGAAAGACTTACAGACTATCAATGAAGTTTTTGAGCATAAGTATGGTAATATTGCTCGTGATAAACTTAGAGAAGCTGGTAAGGACTTTGGTTCTACTAGTTTTATGATAGCAAATAATATAAAACTTAATGCTACATTCAGAAAAAAAGTTGAATGGGATCAAGTTGGTCTTATGACTACACTTGATACTCAAATGAACGCAGATGATGCAAGACACTATGGTAAAGTAAGTGTTACCGTGGAAGAAAGAAAATACGCATCTGCTCCTCCAGCTATAAAATCTTTGCTTGAACCACATAGAACTGTGGATTTGGCGGGTGTAACATTTAAATTGGAAGAGGTAGAATAATGGCATTGAATATAATTACAGCCGAACAACGTATGGCTGAGAAAAAAGGTCATAAGATTGTTGTGTGTGGTCAAAGTGGAGTGGGTAAAACCACTCTTGCTCGAACTTTAGATGCAGATATTACATTGTTCATGGACTTAGAGGCAGGTGATGCGGCTATTGAAGGATGGCCCATAGATGTTATTCGTCCTAAGACATGGGCTGAATGTCGTGACTTTGCATGTTTTTTAGGTGGTGGCAATCCATCTTTGACTGACGATCAATCTTATAGCCAAGTGCATTATGATTATGTAGTGCAACAATATGGTGATCCATCGGAAATGATGAAGAAGTATGATACTATATTTATCGACAGTATTACTGTGGCTGGTAGATTATGTTTTCAGCATTGTATGGGTCAACCCGAAAATAGAACTAGAAACGGTACAATAGATACTCGTGCTGTTTATGGTATGCAAGGTCGTGAGATGATGTCATGGCTGACGCACCTACAACATATTCGTGAAAAGAATGTTATTTTTGTTGGCATTCTTGACGAAAAGGTTGATGATTATGGTCGCAAACTATTTGAATTACAAATAGAGGGCGCAAAGACAGGTCGTGAACTACCAGGAATTGTTGATGAAGTTATCACAATGGCAGTTATGACAGGTGACGAAACAACAGGTACATATCGTGCCTTTGTATGTCAGACACTTAATGAGTGGGGATATCCAGCAAAAGATAGATCGGGCAAACTCGATGTATTGGAAGAGCCACATTTAGGTAAACTTCTGACTAAAATGAGTGGCGGACAAAAGCAATCAGAAAGAGAGCTTACATTTGTTGATCCCGCTAAACAACCAACGTCTAGCAACGAAGGAGTAAATAATAATGCTTGACTTAAATAATATAGCCCCTGATGAGGGTAATGACTTTTCTCTTATTCCACATGGAACTATTGCTCGTGCAATACTTTATATCAAGCCACAGTTGGATGGTGTAAGGATTCCTGATTTAGCACAAGATGCTATTTTTAGGCAATCAGCTCATTCTTCAGCTAAATGGATTGAATGTGAATTTACCATCGTAGGTGGTCAATTCGACAAACGTAAAGTTTGGCATAACATATTCTTTGATGGTGATAAGAAAAATCAAAATGGTGTTTCCGTATCAAAGGAAATTGGTTTACGAACTCTTAGGGGTATCATTGATAGTGCCAAAGGTTTAAATCCAAATGATGTTTCACCTGAAGCTAATGTGCTACGACAAATACCAAGCCTTGAGGCAATCAATGGTATGGAAATTTGCATGAAGATTGCAGTTGAGAAAGGAACTAACGGTTATGATGACAAGAATAAAATGCTTGCGCCTGTAACTGTTAATCAAGATGGTTATATAGGTAATGGTAATGCACCAGCACCTGTGCAACCTACTGTGCAAGCTCAACCTCAAGTGCAACAGCAACAAAATGGTGTAACTCCATCTTGGGCTAACAAATAGGTTTTTGCGAATATCTAGCGGCAAGACTGACCTTCGTCTGCTAGAACTCGTTTGGGTAGCACGAGTGCCGTAAAGCTACCCTTTCATCATCTAGCAATGAGGGAATTATGATACTTAGACCGTACCAACAAGTAGCCGTAGACGATGCGTCTATCGCTCTTGATAAACACAAAAACACTATCGTTGTTGCTCCAACGGGAGCGGGTAAAACTATCATGTTGTCTGCATTAGTAGGCAAGAGATATAAAAAAGGCGATAGAGTATTAGTCATACAACATAGAGATGAGCTTGTACGACAGAATGCACAGAAATTTTCCCGTGTTAATCCAAACATATCCACGAGTATAGTTGACGGATCAGAGAAAGATTGGTCTGGAGAAACCATATTTAGCATGGTGCAGACGCTTTCGAGACCGAACAATTTGGATAACATGAAGCCTGTTGACATGGTTGTTATTGATGAAAGTCACCATGCAATAGCAGATACATATCAAAGAATTATTAACAGGGTCAAAGAAGCGAACAATTCTGTACAGATAGTTGGTTTTACAGCAACTCCCAATCGTGGAGATAAAAAAGGATTAAAGACTGTATTCAATAATTGTTCGCATCAAATTGAAATAGGAACACTTATCCGTGAAGGTTTTCTTGTGCCGCCTAAGACATACGTCATTGATGTAGGTGTTACAGATGATTTGCAAAATGTTCGTAGAACCGTATCAGATTTTGATATGAGTGAAGTTGAGCGGATTATGAACAAACGAGCTATTAACGAAAAAATTGTAGATGAATGGAAAGATAAAGCGGGAGACAGAAAGACAGTTGTGTTTTGCTCTACAATCGTTCATGCACAAGATGTATGTGATGAGTATCGTAGATCAAACGTAAGAGCTGAAATTGTTACTGGTGACACGCCAGCAGACCAAAGAAAACAAATATTACATGATTTAGAGCATGGAGATATACAAGTTGTTGTCAATGTAGCTGTGCTTACAGAGGGATTTGATGCCCCGCCTGTTAGTTGTATTGTGCTTACAAGACCATGTTCATACAAATCTACAATGGTACAGATGATTGGTCGTGGACTCCGAACAATAGATCCAGAGGAGCATCCAGATGTCATTAAAAAAGATTGTGTGGTTTTAGATTTTGGCACAAGTGTACTTACACACGGGTCATTAGATGAAGGTGTTAATCTTGAAGGTGCTGAATCTCAAAGATCGGGTGAAGCTCCTGTTAAAATATGTCCAGATTGTCAATCAGAAGTACCATTGTCATCTCGTGAGTGTCCTATATGTGGACATGAGTTTGGCAAAGAAGAGCGAGAATCACTAGAAGACTTTGTAATGACTGAAGTTGATCTTATGGATAGATCACCGTTTAGATGGATTGACTTGTTTAACAATGGTGCTTGTATGAGTGCTAGTGGCTTTAATGGTTTTGGCATGGTTGCGCACTTGGATGATATATCTATAGCCCTTGTAAAGCGCACAGGGGGCAAGTTAAGGGTAGTTAGTGTTGGAACTAAGGAACAAGCTATAGCTGCCGCCGATGACTTTCTAAGGAATATTGAAGATAGTGATGCTGCTAAGAAAGGTAAAAGGTGGTTAAATGAAGCTGTAACGCCAAAGCAATCAGAGATGTTAAGACGTTATGGTGTTGATGTTAAGCCAATAGATTTCAGTTGGAATAAATATAAAGCGGCTTGCTGGCTGAATTATGTTTGGAATAAAGATCAAATAGACAAAAGAATTATAATCATAGGAGAAAAAAATGCACCGAAGTGAAGCACTAAAAAAAGTAGATTTAATTATAAACGGACCTAGAGCTAAAACTCATGGTGATGCTACAGAAACTCACACATATATAGCTGAAATATGGAACATATTGTTAAGAAAAAAATTAAAAGAGCCTCTTGATATACATGATGTCTATAGAGCAATGATAGGCATTAAACAAATTAGAAACAGTCAGAATCCAAAGGTAGAGGATAATATGATTGATGTTATCGGGTATGCAGCATTAGCTATAGAGGCAAAAGATGGCAAGCATCAGAGTTGATTATACTTTATTTTTTGAGCGTCCTGTAAGCAAAAAGGAAGGCAAGATGTTTGTTCCTGTCGATCTTGACTGCAATAAAGATGAACTCATGGAGTATATTAACAATGCTATTTTAGATACTTGCAGTGATTTTGATAACGTAGTTAGCGGTAAAGCGATTGTTCATTATTTTGGAGCAACCTTTGATTTACATTTTTACATTCAGGAGGATGACGAATGTCAGATAACCATCCATTAAAGAGGTTTGCTCGGATTTGTTCGGAAATAGGCTGGGATAAAAAATTGTGCGATTTGTCAGAAGACGAAGTTGTTGGTATAATATCTAACATACAATTATCGTCTAATGTAGACGAGTTTTACAACGGAGAATATATTGCTCGTATCCACTTTCAATACTCAGATAAATCATGGTCGGGAGGTGGCAATGCTCCCTTCTAAACAAATAACAAAATTAATATCAGATGCTATAGATCAAAGCATAATTGATCAGAACAACAAAAGAGCTAAACGAACTTACTTAGGCGGTTCGTCTCTTGGTGAATCATGTTCCAGAAAAATACAATATAGATACATGGGATATGAATCTGATGAAGGTCGTGAATTTAGTGCTAATACTTTAAGAATATTTCAATTTGGACATGAAATTGAAGATTCTGTTGCACAATGGTTAAAAAATGCTAACTTTGATTTGCGTACAGAAGACAAAAAAGGCGAACAATTTGGTTTTTCTATCGCAGATGGGGAAATTAAAGGTCATATAGATGGTGTAATATGTGGAGGTCCTGTGGACATGGGGTATCCATGTTTGTGGGAGAATAAGTCAGCCAATGATAAGAAGTTTAGAGAATTTATGATGAAAGGCGTAGCTAGAACCAATCCAGTTTACGCAGCTCAGATAGCTTTGTATCAGGCATACATGAACTTAACAGAGCATCCATGTTTATTTACAGTATTAAATAAGAACACAAGTCAGATATATTATGAACTTGTTCCTTTTGATAAAGTTTTGGCGCAAGAGATTAGTGATAAGGCTGTAAATATTTTAGAAGCAACAAAAGCAAACGAAATTTTACCTAGAGTAGCATTCTCAAGAGACTTCTTTGACTGCAAATGGTGTGAGTTTCAAGATAGATGTTGGAGTTAAAATAGGCGACATGAAAGGTAGAGAAACAAACAAATGTCGCCTATAACTTCAGCCAACGAAGTAAGGATATAATAATGACTATAATAAGACTTGGCAATAAAAATCGTGATATGAACTCACATGAATTGGTAGAATTAATTAGCCAAAAAGTGCCACCAGAAGTACAGATAAGTGAGCTTAGAAACACATATCCAAACGGTGTAATTCGTGGTGATCAATTCTCAATCGGATCATTATCTGGAGAGCCTGGGCAATCACTAAAAATAGATATAAATCCCAGATCACCATACTTTATGAAAGGTCAGGACTTTAACGGTGCGTCAGGTATTGGTGGTATCGTAAAGATATTGATGGAGGGTCGTGGCATGAGATTACCTGAAATCAAAGAATTGTTCGGAAACTATTTGGACGATTCTCCAAGTTTTGTCAGGGATCAGGAAGCTCCTCCACCAATTATTAATCCATCTTTGCGTCAACAGATAACAATGAACACGCCATTTGATACTGAACATTTGTATTTAAATGCAGATGGGGAAATACTTTGTATAGTCAGACGATATAATATGAGAGATGGTGCGGGTAATCCCGTTATGGACGATCACGGTAAACCTAAGAAAGAGTTTCGTCAGTTTACTGGAAACAATCCATATCCTAAGATGCCTGATGTTAGACCATTGTATAATATACCGAACATTTCTGCTTCAGATAAAGTTATATGGGTAGAAGGCGAGAAGTGTGCTGATGCTCTTAATGAATTAGGTTTTACAGCTACATGTACTATGGGCGGAGCGGGTATGTTATCTCGTAAGTCAGCTAGTCAGTTTGATTTCTCACCTTTGAATGGTAAAGAATTAACAATATGGCCCGACAACGATACAGCGGGTAAGAAAGTTGCTGAACTGGTACAGGATTTAGCTATGAATGCGGGTGCTAGGTCAGTTACGATGTTAACTCCTCCAGCGGGTAAACCAGAAAGATGGGATGCAGCGGATGCCATTGCAGAAAACTTTGATATTGGTAACTTTCTCAACACAAAAATAAAGCATGTGAAGAAAACAATTAACTTACTGGATGAAAGTTTGTTGATTAAAAGATTTCAGGGTGAAGCTCCTGAACAAAAGTTTTTAATCGCAGACACATTACCATTAGGTGTGCCTATTATATTTTCAGCAGCGGGAGATGCGGGTAAAGGTATGATGACACTGGATTTAGCAATGAAGGTGTCTAGTGGTCAGCCCATGACAAGTGCCTTCGGGAATAATATTACAGAGTTTGGCAATACAATTATATTTACGGCAGAGGATGATGAGGGTGAAATGCACAGGAGAATTGAGCGTTTAGATCCGAACAATTCTCGTTTTGATTATGAACATGAAATTAGAATTGTATCCCTTCCTAATGTTGGTGGTGTGTTCCCAATACTGCAAGAGACTAGTGACGGATACAAGACTAGCGTTGAGTTTGAGAAGATATACGAACAAATTATACAAATGAATAATTTAAAGTTAATAGTGTTTGATCCGTTAGCATCATTTGTTCATGCAGATGTAAATTCTGATCCAGCAGCAGGGGCAGCACTAACGGGATTACTAGCACAAGTGGCTACAGAAACTGGAGCTTCAGTGATGATGTGTCACCATATGACAAAGATTAAAGATGATGTGGCAGTTTCATCTCCAGAGCAAGCAAGGAATATGATTCGAGGTACTTCAGCATTAGTCGATGGTGTTCGTTGTGCTTTTGCTATATGGCAAGTAGATGAGGCTACTGGTCGTAGACGTTGCCAAGATTTAGGTATCGAATATCAAAGAAATAGATGCTTTGATGGCGCAGTTGTTAAGTCAAATGGCCCTGCAAGGCGTGATATAAGGCATTTTGTTCGGGATATGTTTTCTGGATTGTTGGAAGATAGATCGGAAGATATATCAAGACTGCATTCTGGAAGTAATCGGGAGATAAAGAAAGATGCCTTGTTTGCTTGGATTGCTACATGTGAGCGAGAAGGTAGAGCATTAACACAGCAATCGGGAGCTGATGCTATTCTACAACGTATGAGTGCAGATCCAGACGCACCAAGAACTCTAGATAACTGTACACAGAGGATGATTGATGGAATTGTTCGGGAATTAATTGCAGAAGGACGAATTGGTAAGTACTCTTTTAGTAGGTCAGGTGGTCGTAAATGGCTCGGAACTACAGATGGAGACATGAGCAGAGGCGAATATGAGGCTAGTACAGCAACAGAGAACTTATAATGCAGTTTGATTTGTTTAATCATGTAAACTTGTGGAAAAGTCGTACAGGTTACAAAATGGCTAACAGGTCAGTTGGATACAGGGGTAAGAAGTTTGATGAAGTTTGTTTTCAATACCAGTTGCGAAAAAGTTTAGACGACAATAGACCAAGATCAAGCATAAAAAACGCTGTAATGCACGAAATACCATTTAAAATGGCTCAAAATTTTATACTAAAATATGAGTGGCTGGGTACTATGGGAACCACAAAGTTTAGTCTAGGTATGTTCTGTGATGATGATTTAGTTGGTGTTATGTGTTTTGGTTTGACTGCTGGAACAGGAGCTTTGTCAGAATTGTTCGGAGATCATAACAAACATTTAGGTATTGTATTAGTCAGAGGAGCTTGCGCCAGTCATGCTCACCCCCATTCAGGCAGTTGGATGATTGGTCAAGCTAAGAAACATTTAATTAAGAAAGGTTATAACTTTGTTATTGCTTATTCTGATCCTGAAGCGGGAGAGATCGGAACATTATATCAGGCTACGAACTGGCAGTTTTATGGATTTACATCTCCAGTTAATTATCTGATCAGACCAGATGGCAAGCGTGTTGATCCAAAGCTAATACACAAATACGCCAATAAACTGGGCGTTACAAGCCAAGAACAAAAACAAAGTTTTATTAATAAAGGATATTTATTTGAAAAAGGTAGCAGAAAGTTAAAATATTTTCTAACATTTGGAGATAAAAAAAAGCTGAAGGATTTATTGAAATGTCAAAATGTTCGGGTTTACCCGTATCTTAAAAGAGATGTGCCAATGAATGCTTTGTACGAAAAATGGAGGAAAGACAATGAGTGAACAAAGTCGAAGAAGAACTTGGCAACCAGTTGTGCAAACAAAACAAACACCGAATAATTGTTCGATTTGTGGCAAGTCTGGAGCTTCGTATTCTATTGATGGAGGCTGGAATTGGCATTGTTGGGTATGCGTTCCAGATGAAAGTTACTTTAAAAAAGGTGGAAAAGATGATGCAAAAATGTATTAACTGCGGTGCCGAAATGAAAGTAGGGCGTTATGAAAAGGCTAAGTTTTGCGCAAATTGTAATTATGAAAGACAAATTGATAACGCTGAAATTAAAAAAGTTTTTAAAGATTTGCAAAAAAGAAACAGTAAAATGACACCTGAAGAACTGGAAATGAATGAAAAATTTGAAGATGATCCCAGGGCAAAAACCGAACAATTATACGGTAAAGTATCAAAAGTTCCTGACAGATCATATTATTCTCCTGTTAGCAGCATTGATGATGAGAGCATGTAATGCCAGAGCTGATATGCAATAAAGAATAATTTATTATTGACAATGTAGTTATCATTACATATATAGATTATATAAGTCTATCGTAAGGAGATAATTATGGACAAACCAATTCTAGCAAACGAACTAATTACCGCTCTTGGGGATGCCAAAAGAAATATACTTGGATGGCAAGGCGGTAAATATGCAGAAGGCATGAGGCGCAATATACAAACTGAAATTGTTACTGCTCAAAAATTTGTATTAAGCAAAGGTCTTATTGAGCATGCAGTACAAGCAAGCATGTCAAAACCCGAAATACTTTTTAATATGTTGGAGCGAGGTATACCGCCATTTAATTCTTTATGGATTGAGTGGGATGAAGTTTATCGTCAAGAACTATTAAAGAAAATCCATGAATCAAATGGCAAAACTTATGAAATAAATGAACAAATTATGCCCGTTGGCTATCATATTATGAAACATAATAATGATTTTATATATGCCTTATATACTAAATATGAACCCGATAATAAAAGTTATATGGTCTCTCCGCAGATCGGATTTACTATTGATAACGAAAAACCTTTTGATAGATTTTCTGCCTCAGCACACAATGAAGAGCCTATGAGTGATAAAGATTGGAACATGGCATCATGGCAATCTACATCTGCATATCTTGGCAGTTGGTACGTTGGAGAATATATGAACAATGGAACTAAAAAAGATAAATACTATTTAGATCAAATTAGACAACGAGTGACTACAACACAAACTGCATCTATGCACTGGATGATAAGTCAAGAAAAATTTGATTATGGTTGGAATAAATCAGAAATGAGACAATTTATGGAAGTGTCTTATAATGTTATGGAAGGCGATGCGAGGTTTATGATCGCATTACTTGGGTTGTTAAACTACGATTTAATCGCCACAGAGACGGTTGTTCCGCCTAAAAAGATAGATCATATAGCTTTTGGTCGTAAAGTGCCTAAAAACGAATATAAAGTCGTTACAATTAATTTGCCAAAGCCTAGGGGCAAACGGGTCTATTCTCGCATGTTCACGGGGCAAGGATCACCAAAGAGGGAACATTGGAGACGAGGGCATTGGAGAGTGTTAAAAAATAAAAAAGGCGATATTCTTAAACGTATTTGGATTGAGCAACAAAAGGTTGGTAATGCTGAATTAGGCAAAATAGTCCATGATTATGTATTAAATAAAAAAGATGCTTGACATGGTATTGAATACTATAGTAACTATAGAGAACTATCTTAACTAGCAAAGGAAGGAAAGTAAGATGAGTAGACTATCTGATAAACTACTTGAAGTAGAATTGTTCGTAGGTGAGCAGTTGCAGGACTACACAAACGAGCAAGTATTAAAGCAAGTCAAGATCAAGTTTGGTGTTGATATGTATGTAGAGCATGCAAAAGATTTGTTGAATGAATTTCAACAAGAACTTAACTTTCAGAGGTTACAACCATGATATTAGTTAAAAGAATAGATATGGCATTACATATCCAAGAGTTAGCCGCATTAGAGAACATAACTGTAAGTTATCAATCGCTAACAGAAACTAATCCTAGGTATTCTGCTATTCCATCTAGGCGACATATAACCATTAGACCGACTAAGAATACGGGATATTATGTGTCTGCCTTACATGAAATCGGGCATATACTTGGCGGTAATCAATCTCGTAATAACACAACAAAGGAGAAAGAAATTGGTGCATGGATTTGGGCAATGTTACATGCGATTGTATGGACAGATACTGCGGATCGGGTCATGGCTAAAGCGCTACGTTCATACGGTGTTAGTCAATCTGAAATCGATGAAATTCAACACAAGTGGAACCCAACAACAAGAGATGAGGAGCGACAAATTGCTTAATCAAAAGTTTGTAAAAATACATATTCAACAAGCCACTCCGTACAAAATTACCTTTATGGATAAAATTGTTCGGGCTTTGTACAAAATGAAAAAATGGTAAAGCGAGCAAAAATTCATAGCACTAGCAGATCATGGGAAAAATCTCTCAAAAAATCTGCTAAGGCTAAAGAGCGCCAGCGGACAAAACGAAGAATTGTTCGGGAAATTAAGGAGGAATAAATGGGCGAGTATGAATGTATAGATTGTAACGAAATATTTTGGGCAGAAGAACCGCCTTATCCAAAAGATCAATGTGATCGTTGTAAAGAAGAGGATAATAGCGATGGTTAAAATGTTCGTTTTAATATGTGTCGTATGGGCAGAGGGTAGTAGCCATGACGGTGAACAGAAGTGTATCATTCACCAAAGCCAAGTGCAATATGCGACTATGAATCAATGTCGTGCCGATATAGTCAAAAGCGAATTGCTCATTGAAGGCGCTATATTTGATAATTTTGGCGAAGAACCAATAGATCATAAAATTATGGCTAGCTGCATGGGAGGCGTATAATGGCTAAGAAAAAACAGAAGAATTGTTCGCAGTGTAAAGAAAAAATTATTATCGGAATGGAGCTGGTGATGAATAACCGAACAATTTGCTTGGGCTGCGCTACAGAAAAAGGAATGGCACAGAAATGGAAAGCACCAATAAGTCATGTTCTTAATTGTCAATATGATATATATTCTTGCCCCGAATGTTATCGGAACTATGCCGAAATGATGGAGCATTTGGGCTACTCTTGTACCCTAAATGGTACGTTCTATAAACAGACAGATGACCCCAAAATTGTGGTGCTTTATGAGTGATTTACTTACCACTTACCAACTTACTCGGTAAGTAAAAATGACGGTAAGTAGTAAGTCATTGAAATTG